GCTGGTCGCTGTTGAAAGCGTTTTGACCCATGCCCGTCCCGTACTGCAACATATTGTTGTACGCACCTTGATTTGATTGATTAGCTTGCTGCTGAAACCCAGCGTTTTGAGATGCGCGGTTAGCCTCTATACCAAGCCCGGTGTTATACGCTTGACCTCTCATGCTTGCCGATATGTCGCCAATACGATCACCAGCGCCTCGTGCAGCAATACCCGCCATGACACCCGCTCGACTAGAGCCAGAGTTACCTGTACCAGCGGCGTTAGACGCAATACCTGTTAATTGATTTTCCTGAAGGTTACGCACAACGTCACGACTTGCAGCATCTATCTGGCCGTTAAGCAAACTGTTGTTCATGTACTGACCAGCGTTTGCGGCGTTAAAACCACCGTTATTAGCGGCTCCCATCATGCCTGTCAAGCTTGCCATGCCCTGACCAGTGCCCATTGCAGTGTTGATGCCGCCTTGAGCGTTGCCGCCCATAGCGCCACCCGCATAGTTCAACGCCATACCTGTCCCTTGAGATGCATTAGCGCCACCGGCCACCATGTTAGCGCCGACACCGTAACCTGTGTTAAGCGCACCGCCTAACATGCCGTTTATACCGGCAACACCCTCAACGGGCATACCTTGAGCGTTAAGCTGTTGTGCTTGGCCCCGTATGTCATCTAAATATGGTTGTTGGTTAGGATCAACAAAAGTATTTGCGCTACTGTCTGACTGATTTGATGACTTGTTCTGTCCGAAACTAAATCCCATGATCTGTACCTATGCTATTTTTGTCCAATTTGTGTCGTAGTAATAAAGACCGCGACCTGCGCTTGGATTCCAGTTAGTGCCGTCTGCAAAAACAACATCGCCAACCTGTGGTTTTGCGGGTTCTGCATTGATGACGGGTAAATTTAATGTCTGTCGTGATGTTGTAAAATTGTTGGATATCCTCACAAGCTCACCGGATATCCAGTTTTTAAAATCGGGCAAGCTCTGAGCCGATGAGCTTGTTGGAACATAGCTCATCGTGTTGCTACCTCACTAATATCAATATCTAAGCCGGTGAGTCGCCAATAATCAGACGCGCTATTGCTTTCTACCTTTAACGCTAAATATCGACCAGATGACCTAACGTCAATTTTATAAGACGATTCTATGTTATAGGTTTGAGGCGCACCCCAAGAAACACCGTCCTGTGGCGACATACTTGAACCGACGCTGATCTCAACAGTCCCCTGACCTTCTATTTGCGGGAGTATTCCGTTAATTTTTTTAATCGTGTTTGTTGCTTTTCCTAAAACTTGGTCAAGATCGATTTTTGTTGCTTCTAACGTAGCAATAATACTTGTGTCATTGGCAGCATATGTGTCGTTCATCGTGTAAACTTTTGAGGCTGAGTACCCAGCACCGTAAAGCTTTGAAGATTTTGCGTCTGAGTCTTGCGAGACGTTAGCCCAATAGCTAGTTGTGTTACTCCAAGTGCCGACTACTGTGTCCCATTCTCCCTGTGTGACGCCAACTTTATCGGACACTGTCAAAGATCGGAGATCAGGCAAATCTTTAAACGTAAAGGCATTTTGCTCGAAATTGTAAACAAGCGCCCTGTTCGCAGTCTGCGAGTTAGTCGCGTTGACATCAGCGTAACAAATTAAAATTTCAGACCTGTCGTTTATCGTTTGACAGTAAACGCTGCGAGTGTCAGCCAATGCGTTAAAAAAGGTTTTTCTTACACGCTTCTCAGCAATGCTTTGCTTTTGATTGCCGTCGTGTACATAAATGTCATTGTTACCAACTACTAGGTGCTTGCCCAAAAACGACGCGCAAGCACCTCTATTTATAATGCCGTCATCGCTAAACACTTCTCGGAATGAAAACACAAGCGGTGCGCCGATAAAATCCATGGCAAACACACCGCGTTCGGCATATATTATTTGCGAGTTATTTAGCGTTAGCTGGTCAATAAGATCGCCATTGTTACCACCTAGCGTATTCTCTCCAGCTAAATTTGTTGTGCTATTTATTGAGTAGTCTAACGGAACGCCCGTTGGCTCATACTCATCAGACCATCTCACAGTGTACGGATGCTTTGTGCTTGATCCCTCATAACCAGCCATAATGAGAAAAGACTTGTAAGGTTTTAAACATTGTGTGAAAACGCCGGAAGGCCACGCTGTAAGGTCTTGAAATCTACTTTGATCGGGTTGCATAAATTGCGGAACGTCAGAGCCGTTATTCATCATTACGGCAGTACCCAATTGCGCCGACTGCCAACGAGGGCTGTTGGTGTAGTCAAATGCATCCGATGTCTTCGATACATTTGTCAGCGCAGAGCCATCGTACTTAAAAATTTTGTTGAAAGTTCCGACAATAATTAAATTAGCAGAATCCGTCATCCACCCCTGAACGTGGGTTGGCGCGTATGTTGTGTTAAATTTTAAACTATAGCCTAAAGATTTACCGATGCGCCCCTCGTGAAAACTGACGTTGTTGCCAACAGGAAACTGTGTAAGCTCCAAGTCATAGGGGTCTTGGTCGCTTACTATGCCGCCAGCGCCAATATTTCTAAGCGGAATGAAAGCCATTAATCTGCGATTCTTTTAAACATGTAAACGACGATATACGGCTGCACGATAGTGTGCGCCGCACCGCCCCCGGTAGCATTGGTATTGACTGTTGGGTAGCTAGAAGCACTATTGCCGCCACCGTCACTCCCTGTCCCTGATTGGTTCTCTATTCCATTAATAGCGTGTGTATGACTAGGCATCTCTGCAATTGTTAACGCGTGAGTCTTCGTACCACCGATTTCTTCAGCAGTATCAAAGTCAGTGTCGCCGGAATCTAAACCGACCATCACCCGTCCAGCGCCAAAGGCTTCCCAGTTACCACCAAAAAGGGTGCTGGGATTTGTTGCTACAATCGATGTGTAAACAGAGCCAATAGGCCAGACAGCCAACAATGTTGTTTTGGCATCTAATGCTGTTTGTAATCCTGTCACGTTAGATAAAGCAACCGCACCAGAAAAGTTTCCAGCAGTCAGAGTGTTACTGCTTGGGTTGTAGTGGAAATTGTTGTCTGTGTCTTTATTTAAATATTCAGTGTCGTTTTCAGGTTTAGTAACATCTTCACCGAAAATCATTCGATGATTTTTATCTTCCGACACTCCGGGCGCGTCTACCGATGATGCAATTTGAGCAATACCTGTTAAATGGCCTGTCACGTTTGCAATGAGCGTTGCGTCTGTGCCGTCTGTACCGTTATCTAAAATCTTACTGACGCCATTGCCCGCGTACACATCTCCCTGCACATCACCAATTACATTACCAGTGAGGTTAGAGTTGACTACGGAAGCTGCAAAGCTGCCATCGCTGGCACGCTTTACTAAGCTAGACGGCGTTGCAGCATTAGTGGCAGTGTATACTAAGCCTATACCCGTGTTAATTTCTGTGTGTGAGACAGACACCGCACCTGTTAGAGCGGGGAAAGATCGTTGCAAAACGTCTTTGATCAAACGTAAGTGGTTGTCACCTTCACTTAGCGGATCAGAGGTTGTGGGATTTGTACCGACCAACCCGTTAATATATGTTGAACTAGTATTTGCTTCGAGACCCATTTGTTTTGCCTAATTTGTTTGTTTAATAACACCAGCACATTTGTTCAGTTTTTCGTGTGTCAACATGAACAAATGTTTTTGCGACACCTACAGACATGCCCATTGCTAGACTGTGGCGAACTAGTGATGACCGTTGTGCGCCTCCCACCACTTTTATATCTGCTGCAATACCAAAAGTATGGACGCCCGGATTTTTTTTTGCTTTTTCAACGCTGTGATTTTTACTTCTAAATCCAGAGGTAATAACAAACGGGAAATCGCATATCTGACGTAAGTGTGAAAGAGCTTTTAAAAACTCTGGACACATATCTTGCTCTCCCGTTTCGGAACAAACAAACTCGTCTAATGAAAAATATTTGTAATCACTCATACAGATTTACTAACACCTTCTCTAAAGATTGTTCTTCAATCACAATATCTAATGCGTCTTTTTTAATTCTAAAAACGCTACTTTTTACGTCGGGTGTGACTGCAAAAAAAACAGCTCGTATTGGCAAGGCTACAAATGCAAAAAAATCTACATCTTTATTCTCATAACTTTTCTTGCTGTCTCTTGAGGGGTGCCACTGCCAATAAAAATTGCCATTAATTTCTTGAACGTACCACGTAGATTTTACTTGGCACTTATAAAAAGCACCGGAATAATTTTCTAAAATGAGGTCATAAGGGCTGGAGGATGATGCAGTTGCTATCGTCTTAAATCGACGTTGCAGCACGCTTGCGGCAAGAAACTCTCCGGCAACACCAATCCAAGCATCGTCACGAGTCATAGTTGTATATTCTACAGTATGTTGTAAGTTTTTCCAAATATAGGGCGTTACTTACCTCTTTTTTTAGACAAAACTCCCTCAAAAGCACCGCCTCCAAAATAAAATCCAACTATGGTCAACATGATCCAATCTATTTTAAACGCATTAATAATATCTTGCACTTCAGTAATGTCTCTACCAAGAAAGAACAAGACTAATACTAATACGTAAGAGGATACAAAGGTAAAGCCAAAGATCAAAGCAAGGTATCGTTGCGCTACTTTAAATGGTGCGTAGCTCTCAAGCAGATCAGTCTTAGCTTTTGTCTTAGCTTCAATAGATTCTGTTTCAGAGGTGTGAAAGCTATCTATTAACTCAATGCCCTTACTTACAATGTCACCAGAGCCTAATAGCTTTTGAAAAATACTCACAGCAATCCTTTATCAATAACAAACAAGCCAATGATTAAAGGGTACATTCCCCACAACATCATCTCTGATTTCTTAAAACGAACTGAGCCTTGTTCTAAACGCTTATCAATGTTTTGCATTCTTACTGCACATTCACGCTCATGAGCTTCTAATTTTAGCAATGCTTCCTTTACCGTTGCCATATCAATTCCTAGAATTTAAAAGTTATTTAGCTGACATAGCCTGTGTAGTTTGATAGCGAAAGAATATTCCACCCATGCCGAATAGTATACTGGCTAACATAATAGTCTCAGCCGATAGGTTTAGTTGAAACACATAAACCTGTAAAGCCGCTAAGGTTATGCCAAAGACTTGCCATCTGTTGCTACGACTACGCCAGAATTGCTTTACTCTGTCCATGGTTCTACATCCTCTAGATCAGTATTGGCCTCTATTTGTTCAACTTCTTTTATATATATGCCAATCTCATTGAGAATATTATCTGTAATAACATTTGGAAAAGTAATATCTGGATACGCTTTTCGTATCTCGTGGTGATAAATAAATTCAACATTATCTTCTGTTCTTATATAAAGGCTCATCACACATTTCCTGTATTAGTAGAAGGGTAAGCTCTTCCCTCTCCCCAAATAATCCTAACAGCGCCACCACCACCATCTGCACCGCCACCAGCAGAATCATCTTCTGCGCCCGAACCACCAGCACCAAAAAGCCGTCCAGTACCCGCAGAGCCTACATTACCCTGTTGATTATAATTTTGTGGAGGTGCTCCTCCAGAAGCTCCTTGGCCATATATTCCTACGCCTCCACCACCAAAATTGACTTTGGCCGTAAAGGTATTAGCACCAGTACCGCCACCTCCACCACCGCCAGCACCAGCTGTAGCAGTTTGGTAATTAGTGCCAGTAGAACCATTACCTCCATCTCCGCTGTAACCGCCAGCACCTCCACCACCACCGCCAGAGTTGCGATCTTTACCACCACCACCAGAGCCTCCGTAGCCACCACCATCTCCGCTGTAACCGCCACCAGTTACTGTACCAGAGCTATTATATGTTCCTTTGTTACCTTTATTACCTTGCGCGAGGTAACTACTACCTCTTCTAATATAAGAATCATCGCCAGCAGTTGCGTTATTCTGCCCTGCGGCAGTGCCGCCACTACCTCCCCCACCCACTTGCACAGTAAGAGTTTCTCCTGCCGTTACAGAAGTGTTAGCAATCCAAGCAAGACCGCCACCACTACCTCCACCACCAGAAAATCCATTATAGCTAGATGTAGAGGCAGATGCACCTCCTCCACCTCCAATAAGTACCGCAGAAATTGTAGATACTCCAGAAGGAACTACAAAACTAAAAGTTCCAGCAGAGGTATACTCTATTTGTCCATCTGGAATAACACCACCACCACGACCAACAGCCTTGCCTATGGAGAAAGCACTTACGTTTGCGCCAATCATGCAATAATCGCATGTATGCCAGTAGCAGTAGTACCAGTAGATAGCACTCGCTTAACAGAACACACTAAGTAGAAGTTATCAGGAACAGTAATCGTCCTAGATACACCGTCTACGTTATGGAATGTTACGTTTCCTGCGACTGTAATGTATAGACCAATAGCAATGTTGCCAGTGCCTACGTTATCTGCACCGTCAGCAGGGGTTACAGGAGCCATGTCGGTGACGCTGCCGTTAAGTTCTTCTCGTTTTCTGTCTTGAAATGGGTTTGACATTTTTTACCTCTTTACATGATTATATAGTTGTAGCTTTCATTAGAGCCGTTAGCGTTATGACTTACTGTAAAGCCAACACCAGCCTCGACAGTGTTCACATAAGCGCCTCTATTTTGAGAATTGTTAAATCTTGGTATTAAAAGTATTCTTGAAGCATTTACAGCGTTATCGTTATAAACTTGCGTAACTCCTGCGCCTCCAGCGGTTCCATTGTTTAATTGGAAAGTGCCTGACATAATATCATTGCCAACATACAAATAAGTTTCGTTTATCAGGCCGCCACCAGATCTTGCTAATGGTGCGTTTAAGTGACCATGAACAGTGCATCCTTCTATTCTGTGAGAGCCACCCTGCGCTAACACTCCCCAGTTTTGCGTGGCAACACCCACTCTTACAATATCTCCCGCAGACGCGCCAGAAGTTAAAGTAATCGTGCCACCTACCGCGTTAGCCGACACAGTGTAATCAGTCGTTAGTGCAAGCAAACTTCCATTTGGGTCTGCACTTGTTATTCTAATAACTTTTAAATCTGATGTTGCTTCAGGAGTAAAATCGTAGGGAAATACATCCTGTCCCGAAGTTGCAACAGTTCGGGTGATCATGCTGTCAGGCGTACCAGAAATAACAAACTCCTGACTTGCTGTAGCACCGCTGGCTAATGTAACATTTCCTGACAAAGTTCCCACACCGTTTACAGTGTAAGTAGACGGTTGGATAATGTATCCGTTACGCTCTACGCGAATGCTACCAGCATCCGTTGTTTTAAAGTCGTAAGGAAATATAGTTTGCCCTGCTGTGGCTATGCGTGTAGTTTTAGCACGAGAAGTAGTGTCATATATCTTAGTGTCTGTAATGACGCTGTTGCCTTCTCTTAGCTGTATCCCAGCCCTTTGAGTTATGCCGTCAACATTGTTGTCATAAATTTCACAATCAGAAACATGGATGTCCGGGACATCTGCGAATAGACCTACGCCTTTATTTTTGTATATCTTGCAAGATTCTATCCTGTGGCCTACTCCGCTTCCTAAGAAAATACCAGCGTTAAAAGAACCTGTAATTTTTAAACCTATCAGGTGAAGTCTGTTTCCATCTGATAAAACTCGCAAGCCATATCTAGACTCTGGAAAAGCTACGTTTTCCCCATTACCAGATATTAAAGTCCCTATGATTGTTACATCATCTGACCCTGCACTTGATACGCCTTCAAAGTTATTGTTTTCGCTAACACCTCCTACCATAAGTGTGCGAGAGGCATTAGAGTTATCACTACCGTCAGCGTTATCATGCCCAATATTGATTCCAGCGTACCCAGACAACCTAGAGGTTGGGTAAAATATTTGCGATTCCTCACAGTTCACAGTAAGGTTAGTGAACTCGTTGCTTTCTAAAGTGTCATTGATTGACGAAAACTGTAAGCCTCTTGTAGAAGCAATTCCGGAACCCCAAACATTTCCTTTGGTAAAGCATCTTTCAGTAGACGAGCCAACGTTAGCACGTACAGCAATACCACAGCCAATGTTGTAATTAGCCTTAACATTAATGCAGACATTCCTTAATGAATCAGTAGCTAAAGTACCATCTGGGTCACCCTCAAACCAAACGCCAGCGCCCCAATTTCCTGGCTCCTCTGTTAAGATAAAGTTTTCGATAGTAAGATTTTCTACTCTACAATCTACAGACTTGTCTAGTTTAATACCTGCTCTGTACGCTAGGATAATAGACCATGATGAACCAGAGTATTGTTTGAATTGACCGACAGCAGTATCATAAAACGTATCGCCAACCTGTAAAGCAGAGCTATCAGTTCTAGTTGTAGGCTCTGTAGCACTACGGCCTTGATAGCCGCCAGTAGAGATATTGTATTGCCCCTCTAAACGCCCAGTACCTTCAATAATTACATTGCTTACGTTTGCTCCAGTAATCAGAGGCGTGTCAAGAACAGCAAGAGATGCTTTAATAGTTCCGTTAATAATTAAATGATCATCTGAACTAACAGTCAGCGTAGTACACAAAAATGTTTTACCTGAATTAAAGACAACAGGTGTTCCATTGCTTGCAGTAATAGCCGCTTGCACTGCTACAGTATCATCAGTCACGCCATCACCTACTGCACCATAGTCCAGTACATTAATGCTCGCGCCTTCAATCATTCTATTTCTTGCTTTTGTTAAAGCCATTTTATTCTCCTAGTTCCGGTCGTGTAGCAGGGAATGAATTTGTAGAAGGCCATTGCCTGAGTGCTTCCCTATACGTTATGTAAGCATCGCGCTGTGGATGATCTGTTAAAGGCACGATGTAATCAGTAGAAGATAGTTCTGAGTTTCTCCACTGTCGAGCAGTTTCTTCCGCTGTAGGCTCTGGAGGTGTAGGAGTTGGGTCTGTCCACTCTTCATAGTGTTCAAAGTTAGCTTCAACAAACTCAGCGTCAGCGTTGATGGTATTTGTGATGTTACCGTCAGCATCTTTAATATTATATTTCATGTTCTTCTCCTTATGCTGGTAGGTACTGAATGATTACAATGCCGTTGCCGCCGTTGCCACCGTATGCATAAGCGTCGTTGTAGTCATTGACACATCCCGCACCGCCGCCACCTATGCCCCCACTTCCCGCGTTACAATAGTAATTAAGGGCGTAACTGCCTGTATCATAAAGGCCGCCCCCAGATAGAAAACCACCGTGTGCATCAGCCCCAATACTGTGAACACCGTAATTCGAACGACTATTAGTTACATTATTAGTTCTTCTTCCACCTTTACCGCCGCAAATGTAGCCGTGACCTATAAGACTCTCTGGCCCTTGAACGTCACACTCACCGCCGCCAAAATAAGTACTGCCAACATTCCCTGTTCCAGTAATTCCTACGGCTCCACCACCGGAGCTAGTTCCTGCTCCACCCGTGTTATTGACATCTCCTCCATCTGATACTCCTCCAGCACCTTGAACACTTGAAGTAGCGCCTGTGCCACCAAATGCTCTTAAAGGACTTCCACCAGGTAGCCCTGTACCTGAAACAGATGTAGTGCCTCCAGTTCCTGCTGTCCCTGAGTTTGATATTCCTGCTCCCCCCGCGCCTACAACAACTGTAAATGAGCCAGAAGTGGTAACAGCTAAAGAATTCTTTTTACAATACCCTCCTGCGCCTCCACTGTATGTAGAAGTTGTTCTACCAGTGCCGCCACCTCCTGCACCTACAACGTGGATACAAATGTTTCCATCAACAGGAGGAACCCACGTTTGTGAGGAGCCTAATATTATGTTTACTGGCAGTCCACCGCCTCCGCCACCACCACCTATAAAGTCTGTAAAATTACTCACGAGAATACCCACCCTTGCGTTGCGTCTGTGTATATGAATTGTATGGAAAGATAAGCGGCATCCATTGTAAGGTCGGAAGCACTGCTCATTATGTTACTTCCATTTCTACCTACCACTGTGTCTGTAAAGTTACCAACAGTAACCAAGACTCTTTGTCCTATGGCAGGAGATGCAGGAAGTGTAATAGTCTGTGTAGCCGCGCTTACATAAACGTGTGTGTTAACTGTAGCTGTAAGAGACGTAGCTGTAACGACAGACGTAATGCCTACTGTAATAGGTACTGAAGCTATCTTAGCCGATGTTACCGCACCGCTTGCTATCTTAGCTGTAGTGACTGCACTGTCTGCTATCTTAGCTGTAGTGACTGCACTGTCTGCTATCTTAGCTGTAGTGACGTTAGAGTCTGCTATCTTAGCTGTAGTGACGTTAGAGTCTGCTATCTTAGCTGTAGTTACATTAGAGTCTGCTATTTTGGCTGTAGTTACTGCATTGCTTGCTATCTTGGCCGTCGTTACATTAGCATCTGCTATTTTAGCTTGTGTAACTGCATCGTTAGCTATCTTAGACGTAGTTACTGTGTCGTCAGATGGGACGCCAATTTGCATCGCAGAAACCGTTGAAACCATAATTTCGACAGGGGCACCTAAAGGCGGTGCTGTAGAAAAAGTTACTACTGCGGGAGTGTCCTCCGACACTGTGTAATTAGATTTGCTTTGATATATGCCATCAAAATAAACTAACGTGTTGTTTGCAAAAGCAACACTAGACAAAGTAAAACTTTGTGTGGTGCCATTGCCAGTAAATTGATTTAGCAGTAAATCAGCAGAGGCACTTATGTTTCTCAACGCAGTCTGAACGTCAGTTATGCCCCCGGTTTCCGGCACGTAAGACACAAGATCAGCACTCGTTGTCCCAACTTGTAATTCTGCTGCACCAATCATAGCTACTTCAATACCGCTTTCATTTGGTGGTGCCTCAGAAAAAGTCAACACAGTTCCTAACACGCTATAGGTTGTCTTTTCTTGATACACTCCGTCAATGTAAACTTGCGTGTTGTTTACTGTGTAAGGCGTCGTTGATAACGTAAAAGATGTACTAACCCCATCGCCTGTAAAGTCAGATACAAAAAATATTGTTTTAACCTCGTCAGGCGATGTGTACTCGTAAAAACCTGCCATAATTTAATACCCGCTAGAAATTTGTGGTGTTGATCCGCCAAACTCTGCGGATCGAGCGTGGAGTATTAATCGACTCAACGCGCTTTGGTAATTTGCCTCCCACCGGGAGGAATCAGAACCTAAAAAGTTAGATGCTTCGACAAGACTGCCGTAAAGATATAACTGAGGAGCTGTTTCAAGCAGCTCGTTTGTTGAATTTAAATCTGAGAGTACAGGCACATTTTTATAATAAATAAAAATAAGTTTGTCGGATTCTGTCATTGTTGGAACCGGCTCAAATACAAACTTTCTTTCTTCTCGTGCAAAAATCTCTGGGCTACCGCTAGTTGATGTAAATTCACGAAGCTCATTTAAGCTTACCCGCTGTAGCGGATCGTAATTGTAAAAAGCATACTTCAACTCAAGAAAATCAGCGGGTATCTCAAAAGCACCGTTGCTGTCTAATATTACTGATATTGTTTTTTCAATAGTTGGGATGCGTACTTCCTGCGACAGCCGGTCTTCAGCTAACGCAATAAAATCTGGTATTTCTGCTGCAAGGTCTGTTCTGTTTAGCCAGTTTGCAATTGAGGCTTTGAGGCCATCATAAGTATTTAAACTCATAGTCGGCCACCGCCTGTTCTGAGGTATGCCCATTCTGGTGAATTAAGTTTCTTTTTAATTCGCTTTTGATCTTCGCGGTTAGGGGCCATCACATTAATGCCCTCTTCCATCCACTGCATTACTACTACGGAGGGGATGCTGGCAACACGGACGTTCTCGCCCATCCTTTGCCCTTCAGCTTCTTCGCGTGCGCGTTTGTTTGCAGCAAGAATACCGCTGATATCCTGAGAGTGAGATATCGTTAGACTGTCATCAT